TACTGATTTGTCTTGTCCTGATTGTTCTTTTCCATCATCAACCTCTTTAGATACCTCTTTATCGGCTGATTCATCACTAGACTTTAGTGCTGCAACTAGATCTTCTAAGTTAGCTTCCATAAGCGACTCTGGTGTTGGATACATTTCTTTAATTTTTTGAGGTAAATCCTCATACTTCTTTTTAGCTTCATTTAAGCTATTTAAACCTTCATATAGGTCTTCTACACCTGATACGTCTTGGTAAGATCCTTGATGACATCTAATGTGATTAATTTGACCTGTTTTGATATATTTCTTGACTATCTCATTTGCATCTACCTCTTTTTTAAATGACTGATCGGTCATTGATGGTTCGTTGTTTACAGTGAAAACTCTCATTGATCCATTTTCACGTCTTACCCTATATTGTCCTGATTTTAATTCTAACATTTCTTCCTTACTTGGCATTTGTTCTAATTTCATTACTTTCTCCTTGGTACTGATACTCTGTTTAATTCATTCAAGCCTTCTTGAAATGATTTTTTTGCTCCCTTTTTATAACCCTCATAGATAAATTTTTTATCTGTAGCAAGAGCTTCTAAAAGAGATTTTATATTCATGTTTTGTGCTTTTTCAGCTGTTCCGGCTTTTGTTAATTGTTCTGTAGCTGCTGAAGTTCTAGTTTCTTGAGCAATTTTTTTTCTATTAGCTTTTAGATTTTTTAAATCCTCTGCTAATCTTCTTGCTTCCAGTGCTGATGAGACTGCTCCTTCAGTAGTAGATTTAACCTGTGCCATTGAGCCTTGTGGTGACGAGGCTCCTGTATTTGTCGCTAATAAAGGGTTTAACCCTGCTTTTTCTAAGTCTCTAACCTGTCTTTGATGTGCAGTGTTTGACATACGTTCTTGAAAGGCCATTTGCTTATCAGATTGTTTAATATTAGATCTGTTTGCCTCTTTTTGACCTAGAAAGTTTAAGGCGCCACCTAATGCAGCGCCTGCAAATCCTTGTAATATACTCATTAGAACCTACCTAAAGTTGCTGGTACACCATAAGTCATCATCGGTCTTGCATGTTTGTATTCTACGAAAGCATCGAATAATACTTGTACATCTCCATCGACAGCTAATGCTCTATTAATAGGCGTATTTGATTGAATAAATGTAGAGTTGAGTGCTGGTAAGGAACTAAACTCTTCTGCTAAGTGCCATACATCTAATGATGTTGAGTAAGTTGAACGGAATTCACCTTTAATAATACTTGGTTTATAACGATATTCTGCATAACGTTCTTGATATCCGAATACATCGTCATCTGCTGCTGATCCTTGAGCATATATCTCTTTGTTTAATACTGACTGTTCTCCTAATTGTTGTAGTTTTGGCCAATAGAAATCGAATCTATCTTGGCGTGACCACATACGTTCTATTCCTTGTTGATAAGTAATATCTGCTCTTGCTTGTGCTAATCCTATTACATATCCATGTTCTACGAATGATTTGCTGAATCCTATTTTGTTTGAAAATTCTGCTGCTGTAGAGAAGGCTGCTAAGTCTGCTTGTGCTGTTGTGCCGCTTTCTGATGTTTGTGGAATAGGGTGTTGTACTATTTGAGTTGTTCCGCCTGATAAAAATTCAGGGCGTTGTAATCTTTGATCTGGTGATATAACTCCAAAGTGAGCTCTAATAATCTCTGTGTAGCGTGTTCCTGCTCTTGCATCTAATTCATATAATGATTGTGTTAAGAATGCGTCTCTGAGTTGGTTAATGGTGGCTACTGTTGCGCTTGATAAATCAGCTCTTAAATTTGGATATCCTGTATTGTCTGGATCTTCCTCTATAATGTGTTGAGCTTGACCTCCTCCAGCTCCTGCTAATCCTGAGGTTTTCCAACCTGTTAATGTTACTGTTGATGTTCCATCTGTTTCTCTAAGATTAGCATATGATGATGATGCTCCACCTGTAGAAAGACCAAATCCTGTAACTGGTGCTGATGTTCCTAATGGTAGTTCTACTGCATCTCCTTTTTGAGGCCATGGTAAACATGATGTGAAATAATCGTGTTTTTTACATCTTTTTTGTAATGAATAATCTGTTGCTGCATCTGGACCGTCATCTATATCTAAATCTAGTGAGTCTTGTAAATTTTGATCTCTAAACCATTCATTATATATAAGTGAGTAAGCTCTAAGTGGGAGGGCGTTTATTGTGATATCGTCAACGTCCGTAGGTATTCCCATTTTGTCATAGATGGAGCCGACGCTAAATCCATTGCCATCATTAATAGTAATAGTAGGTACAGTAAAAGCAGTGCTGTCACCTGGATCAGTTTGTGCCCCATTGAATTTCTCCCAGTTACTCCATACTAATCGTGTTGGTACGAAAAAGAAAAAATAATCTATATACATATTGTCCATTACTGGTTTTACCTGTGTGGCTATACGTGCAAATGATTTTAAGTTTAAGTTAACTGTGTCACCGGGTACTATTTCATCTACGAATACTGGTACAAGTTCATCGAAGTTGAATGTGTCTTTTACGGCGAATGATCTGTTAAATGTTGATCGTGGAATATTTGCTTCTGGTACATGTGAGAAGCTATGTTGTGAGTTTCTGTTACCTAAATTTGGTTGATCGTATTTCATAATTTTAAGTTCTCCTGTAAATTTTTAAATTTTCTTTCTAATATACGTAGTTTTACGCTGTTTTGTTGAACAGGGTAAGGTCTACCTTTTCTCCTGTTTAATACTTGGCTAATAAATTCTGTCTCTTCTTTCCTCCTTTCTAGTTCTGCTTGTTCTATAATCTCTTTTTGAACTGTATTTACATAATCTATGTAATCGTCAATTCTGTATTTTTTCAACCAGTCTACGTAGTAGCGTGGTATTTTTGATTTTGAACCGTTTGGTAATACTATGTAACCTCTTTGAAATGTTTGTTTCCAATATTTTTCTATCCATGTTCTGCCTATTGCACGTTTGCATGATGTTCTATGGAAGGGATGATAGTCATGGTCTTGATCGTTGCCGTGGGTAAGTTTTTTTGCAGCGTATCTAGCAACATATCCGGCTGAATCCATCGTAACGGAACCGTACTCGATATTTCCTTTTCCCCATAGATTTGAAAGTTCATTGCTGCTAAATACCTTTTCTCCTCTATCGGTAGTGTATTTATGTTCTGAGTCATTTGGATAATAATTAAAGATAATAGCGTGCCAGTGAGGTCGTTTGTTAATGTCACCATATTCTCCTGTTACCATGAAGGGTATATATGTCTTGTCTCGAATTTCTTTTTTTAGTTCTTTGCTTAGTTTTTGACCTAATCTTTCTGTGTTTAGTTTTATGTGTTGGTTGTACACTTTGTCTCTAAGCCGTTTCATGAATAATTGGAAATCTCTGTACTGAAGTCTAGGGCTTTTAAGTGATTCTTCATTGTAAGTTAAAGTTAGGAATATATTGTCCTCGTGGCATTGTGCTTCGTGGATGCATCGTGTCGCTTTTTCGCGGGCTATATTTAGTCTGCAGGGTAGGCATTTCCTGCACTCGAATTCGAACGAGGCTAGCTCTGGTGAGGCTTTTGTGGTAGAGTATACAATATCTCCGGCTTGGTTAAATCCTGCCTTTATAGGCCTTATACAGCGCATGTATGGGGCCTTTTTTTTATAGTCTAATACCACCGCGCATATTACGCGGATTGTAATGATTCATTTTGTGAACACCAGTGTTCTTTTTGAAAATCTTCTGTGAAGCTTTTCTTTTTAGTGGACGTCGTTTCATGAAAACTCCTTTAATTTTTGTGACTGAAGATATAATATCTGTCAGTGCGGCTAATTACAACAAGGAAGTGAATTAGCCGCACCTTATCAGGTCACACTTTTTGTTTCATTTTTAGGCAAAAAAAACCCTCTCTACCCGAAATAGAGAGGGAAACCTGATATAGGTATACCGGAGGTTTTTTTATTTTTGCGAATCGATAGGTTGTGGGGACTGGACAAAAGACACAGCTTTTGCGATGTGCTTCGGGGTTTCTTCCCATGCTACAGTACCTTTCTGATCGTCGTACTCTCCTAAATAATATAAGTCGAAGTCTTCTGGGTATTTATTAAGCATTGTTTTTGAGTCGTTAACTGCTTGAGCGAAGTTTCTTTCTGCTTCTCCCATTGTTTTATTGAAATACGGTGTGTTAAAGATTTCTGCTTTTTGATCTCTGATAGAGAACGCTTTTAGTTTCATGATATCTCCTTTGTTTGGTTAATTTTTTCTTATTAATAACTATAATATTTTTTGTGTCAATTTTTTTTTACACATTGTTACTTTTGCCCTCTCCAGTGGGTGAAGGACAACATTAACAAGGAGTAATAAATGAGTGATAAATATGATAATTATAGTAGAGAAGAAAAAGTTAAATACTATGAGAATAAGATTAAAGCTTTTCAAGCTGTTCAGAGAATATTAAATAAGCAGATTAATAATATAAGAGACCGTATTGCTTTTATACAATCGGATAAATATCAAGATTGGAATTCTTCTGTAAGTGATCAGTTATCTAAGAAATAATATAAATACATATAATAATATGAATAATAAAAGGGACTCATTTAGAGTCCCTTTTTGTGAAATAATCTATAATTGCGTTTACTACCATTAATACTTGATCAATACCTTTTTTAATGAATAGGGGAAGGATCATATTAAGAACCTTCTTTGCTATCTCCAGATACTGATTTGTCTTGTCCTGATTGTTCTTTTCCATCATCAACCTCTTTAGATACCTCTTTATCGGCTGATTCATCACTAGACTTTAGTGCTGCAACTAGATCTTCTAGGTTAGCTTC